CGGGCGGGTGTGCCCCTGATGGCATCACGGATCCTACCAGCAATTTTGCCAGAGTAGACAGACGCCATCTTGGACATTCTGTAAAACTTAGCATGAATCTGCTCATAAGGAGTCCTGTGGACGCCGGACTGTTGGCTGAGATCACCAGGGAAATAAGGAGGGAAATCGACCTCATCTGAGTCTGGATCGATCACTGGCGGGTTAACAAAGACAGGATCACCACCAGGCAGATCAGAGAGTAAACCCGTAACTGACTGGGGGATGTTGACGTCAACACCGCGGAGGTTGTCCCATATCGCTGTGCATGTCCCTGTGACGTCGATAGCCGAAAGGTCCAACAGTTCAAGATCATTGAGTCGATCTATGAGAATGTGGAGGGCTGTGATCATCTGGACTATGGCGGCATGTTTCGACAACTTCAATGAGTTGACGATAAGCACCACAAAATGCACAAGACTGATGAAAAGGGAAGTGGTCTTTGTAACAAGCACCGGTTCCATGAGCTCTTTACAACCTGGAATGTAAGTAGAGAGCTGGAGTAGTGCCGCCTGAAGGACGCCAACCTTTCCATGAGCTGCCGTCCCTAAAGCCTCACGAATGGGGACAGTGGGACGGCCGGTATTCACATCTATAGGTGTTTCATCATCATCATGGGTGGCAATGATCGCAAAAGTATCACGCGAGAACCTGTAAAACGAAGACTCAACCTCAGACACGAACCGGACAACGGGGGATTGCTCTCGTTCGTCCCTGCGCATGTAAAACCAAAAGCGCAGAAGGTAAAATGTGATGAGACCAGTTTCGCCAAGAGTGTAAACAAAGGCGGAAAAGGCACCAACAATACCGATGAAAGCAAGTGTGTTCCACAATTTACCCTTCCACCACAACATGAGGGTGGTGAGTGGGAGGAAAAGGTGTAGGAACAAGAACGCAACAAAGCCACCAAAAAGACACCACAGGGTAGCCTGTGGGACGCGGTGGCGAACAACCCCACCATCCTGGGGAGGATGGGAAGAGTTGACTGACGGCCCTAGTCGCTTGGAGCGGGCTGGGGCAAAGGGGCTGTCGACTGAAATGCCACGGCAATGATTTAAAGGCCGTAGCTGTTGCAATATATTCCTGACGACAGGGTCGAGCGCACCATTCGGTGGCTCGGGTGTTAGGTTGGCATGACTAACCACGCTGCCACGGAGTGACAAAATGGG